TGGGCAGCTCGTGCTGACCGACGGCTTCACCAACGCGGCGAACAACGGGCTGTTCAGTGTAGCGTCGTCCATCGGCAGTCTCGTGGCTGTCAACGAGACCGTCGTGGACGAGGCGCTCCCGCCGGCGACGGCGCGGATGCGCACTGTCGGCTGCGAGGCTCCGAGTTCTGACATCAGCGCCACGCTGTCTGGTACGGCGCTGTACCTGAGCAGCGCGTCGAGCATCTTCGGCACGGCGTTCTGCCCGGTGCGCGTCGGTGACACCATCTTCATCGGCGGTGACGCTGTCTCCGAACAGCTCACTACGCTCGGCACCGGGTACGCCCGCGTGGCTAGTGTTATCTCTGCTTCTCTGATCCTCATCAAGGATTTCACTGGCACGCCGGCGACTGACTCTGGCAGTGGCAAGACTGTGCGGATTTTCTTCCCCGCGCGGGCCTTCCGCGACGAGCCGGACCCTGCGGACATCGTGCGCAGGACGTACCAACTGGAGCGCACGCTGGGAGAAGACGACAACGGTCCGCAGGCCGAGTACCTCGTTGGCGCGGTTCCCAGCGAGCTGCAACTGTCGCTGCCCGAAGCGGAGAAGATCACGGTCAGTCTGTCCTACGTTGGTCTCGACCGGGAGACCATCGACGGAACTGGCACGATCAAGTCCTCTGCGGCTGGCGCTACTCTCCACGCCCCGGAGAGCGAAGAGTTCTTCAACACATCGTCTGACGTGTTCGTGGCGCGTCTGGTGAAGGACACCACGCAGGCTTCGCTGGTCGGCTACCTGGAGAGCATGGACTTGACGTTGAACAACGGCATCAACGCCAACAAGGCTGTCGGCGTGCTTGGCGCGTTCGACTTCTCGACCGGCGACTTCGAAGCTAGCGGGTCGATGAACGCCTACTTCGACAGTGTGGCGGCTATGCAGGCCATTCGCGACAACGACGACGTGGCTGTGCAGCTTATCGCTGCGCGGGACAATGTTGGCTTCGCGCTGGCGCTGCCGCTGGTCACTCTCTCTGGTGGGCAGGCGGAAGTCTCGTCTGACGAGCCGATCATGCTCCCGCTGGAGATGAACGCGGCGGTCAAGGACGGGGTCACGATGTGCTACTGCTACTTCGCGTATCTCCCCGACGCCGCGATGGCGTAACAACGACCAAGGAGACTACAATGGCTGGCAAAAGCATCTACGATGTGTTCAAGACTGACGAGCAGGCCGAAAACGAGGGGGCGTGGTTCAACTACGGACCCGGCCCCTCCGGCCATGACCAGAAGTTCCTGCTGGCGCGCGCAGGCCGCAGTAACAAGAAGTACACCAAGGCGCTCCAGCGGATGCAGGAACGCTACGGAAAGCAGATCGAGTCTGGCACTCTTGCCGACGAGACCGCCTACGAGCTGCTGCTGAAGGTCTTCTGTACGACTGTGCTGCTGGACTGGACCGGGATCTGTGGGCAAGATGGCGTCGAGCTGCCGTACAGCACCGAGACGGCCATCGCGCTGATGCGAGAACTGCCGGATCTGTACGCGGAGCTGCAAGCGCACGCCGGCTCGCGGGAACACTTCCGGCGTGTCTCCAACGAGGAGATTGCGGGAAACTGATCGCCTTCCTGATGCATCAGCTAAAGTACGGCGATTCTGCTGACCGCATCAGGAAGATGGCCAAGCGCAGCGGTGGGTCAGTCTCAATCCCTGACCCACCGCAACTGACGGCCTGGGAGGCGCTGCTCTACACCGCCTTTGCTGAACTCAGCACAGATAGGCAGCTCGGGATGGCGGAAGGGCCGATCCCGTGGTCGTCGATACGCCGCTATGCACACGAGTACGGATTTGACCTGTCCGACCTCAGTGATATACTACGGCGGGTAGACGGCGCGTATTTGCGGCATCAAGCGGCGAAGCTGGAGAAGAGCAGTGGCCGACACAAGAAGCAGTAGGGCGCTTCGAGCCTTTGCACGGCGCATGACTAAAATGAGCGCCCGTGCACCGCGTGTCGGCGCTGCCGCAAAGGGTGATCTTGGGTACTCCATTGTCGTGGCAGAGGCTACGTGGACTCCGGTGGACACCACAAAAGCCCTGTCTAACTGGGTGATCACAAACGGCGCGCCTGTGCTAGAGGATATTCCAGCGCATTTTCCTGGGGTTGACAGCCTCACGGAACCGGCGTCTTTCGCGATGACGCAAGAACTGGCGCGCGCGCAGTCGCGTATTGGCAGCACGTTGCCGAACACGCCGATGTTTATCCAGAACAATGTTGACTATATCATCGAGCTTAATCTCGGTAAGTCGCTGCAAGCGCCGGCTGGATGGATCGCAGAGACATTTGTAAGCGCGTTGTCGCGGTGGCGCGCCAGGCTGCCACAGGTTGTCGGTACGGCTATGGGGAGGAAGGTGTAGTGCAAGAGCGCATAGAAATCCTCGTAGTTGACAGGGTGCCGACTAGCATCGCGCAGAAGCTCGATCAAATCGCCAAGAAATCGTTCACTGCGGCTGCCGGCTTGCGCGAGCTTTCGCGCGCGACCGCCGTAGTCCGGCCAGCGTTGCTGTCTACTGGCGATCTTGCGCGACCAGTTGTTGCGCAGTTCACTGACTTGTCGAGAGCGTCAGCTACGCTTGCTTCCGTGTTGAAGGGAGTTGCGCCGCTACTAGCCAAGCACGCAACAACCACCACGAGTGCGGCAAAAGCGAATGACGCCTTGGCTGCTAGCGCGACACGAACTGCTGCGGCTTACAGAGCTAGCACAGCAGCAGTACAAGCTAACAGCTCCGCGCTTACCGCGAACACTGCCGCTGCTGCGCTTCCAGGAATGGGCGGGCTACGGCAACCTTCGACTTACGGCAACCCGCTAGGTGTTACTGCGCAGGAGGCCAAGGCTCTTGCTGGTGGCGTTAACACGGCGAGCAGCGCGTTAAATGGGTACGCGGTCGCAGCGGGCACCGCACAAAAAGCTAGCCTGTCGCTTGGCGCTGCTCTTCGCACTATGTTCTTGGTCTATTTCGCGGCGGCTGCGGCAGACAGAATACTGACGATTGCCGATGCGTACACTGAGTTGACTAACAAACTCATCATCGTCGAGGGCACGGCTGAGGCTGCGGCGGATAAGTTGCGGAACCTCGCTGCGCTTGCTAACCGCACTAGAACTGCCATCGAACCAACCGTGAAGTTGTACCAGCGCGTATCGCTGGCCATGCAGCACATGAACGTCACTGGAGAAGAGGTTGAAGCTGTCGTTAGGAACGTGAACGCAGCTATGGTCGCTAGTGGTGCTGATACGCAGGAAACAACGGCGGCACTCCGGCAGCTTTCGCAGTCGTTCAGCAAGGGCAAGTCCGATGGCGACGAATTCCGCTCGATGATGGAGAACGCGGGTTTGCTGATGGACCTGGTCGCCGCAGAGATGGGCGTGTTCAGGCACGAGCTAGTCGCGCTGGCACCTCAGGGCAAGATTACTGCGGATATCATGTTCAGAGCGTTCTCGCGTGGCGACGAGGCGCTGGAAAAGCTGGATCTGACTACGGTCACGCTTGGGCATTCGTTGGAGAGACTTAAGACCAACTTCACATTGGCGTTTGGCGAGCTAAACACTTCGCTGAAGGCCACAGAGAGGCTAGCAGTCGCACTGGGCGCTTTAGCCGACCACGCGGATAAAATTTCCGTTGCCTTGGGATTGCTTGCAACAGCCGGCATTGGCAAGCTGCTGTGGATGCTTGGTACATGGCTTGCTGGTGCTGTTACGACGATTGCTGGTACTGCTGCTGGCGCTGCCGCCATAATGACCGGACTTGTGTACCTGGCTGCGAAGGCTGGCTCTGAAGTAGGTCATATGTTCGCGCGTATTCAGCGGGAGATAGACGGAACTGCTGAGGCTGCGCGTAGGTACGAGTCTCGAATGCAAGCGTTGCAGTTCGAAACTGATCTTGCTACTGGGAAGATCGCCAAGCAAATAGCAGCCGCGCGAGAAGCCGATCTACAAGCTAGGATCGCGGTGCGAAAACGCAAGCTCCTGGTTGATCTGCACGGCAAAGATGGTGCTGACGCGTATCTTTTTGAGCAGGGGCAGATTGATCTTCTTTTGTCGCAGAAAAAGTCCGTAGAAGAGCTGGTAAAGGCAGAGCGCGAGGAGGCCTACGTCGCGGAGCTGACTAAAGCGGCCAAAAGCGGCCAACTAAAGATGACGGACCAGTTGGCGGCGGCGATTGCGCGACTGGCAACACGAATGGCGGACCAAGCTGCTCTCGAAAGCGCGCTCGTTTCTGGGTACATGAGCCATCA